ATAAAAGTATCGACTCTGCGCACTTGTATGTTTTTTAGACAACCAGTTGCCGCCTAGTGCCGGAGATCCAAAGCCGCCGACTGAAGCTCCATGCAGTTCCCATGAATTGGCACGTATCGTAATCGGATGCAGCACGTAGCTGTCTTTAGGAGTTGGAGGTGTATCATCTCCATCTAAATCGAGAGATGAGCGAAGTCCATTATGTGATTGACCATTGATTGTGACTGACGCAAAATTCTGTCCTGCCGAAAACGACACATTATGTACCGAAGAGTCGATTTGGTAGGTGACAGTCACGGCATCAGAGTTGCCTCCTGTTCGATAAATCCTAACATCGACACTGCCGGTTTCAGTCGTATAAGCACGAGTACATTCGATTTGAAAATGTCCAGCACCATTCGATGCAGACGAGGCTAATGACTGTATATTGTGAGGAGATCCTATGGCGTCCGGCAAGGATATCGTGCCTGAAACTCCCGAGAACAATCTAGCAACAGCAGCACTCATCGACCCGCTGCTGAAACTAATATCTGCTGTAACACCTAATGCTGTAACTGACTTTATCGTGCTTCCAGAAGTGTTGTCATATCGGTAGAGATTAGTGACGAATGTGACCTCGTTGTCGAACAGTACATAGTTGTTTTTTTCAAAGCGGTAGCTCGCCGGATTGTATGCACCGTTAGGACAAGTCTCCTCCCATCGATTCCCTCGGAAAGGGCGATTGCTGGGATTAACGAAATTTTCGGTAGTATTTGGAGTGCCGTATCTTCTTGCATACGCACTTTTGAGAGAGCTAACGACACATGGCGTGCCGTCGAATGTGCCAGCCGAAACGCCTGTAATGACCAACTCTTTACATCCGACATTGACATTGTGAGAGTCGCCATCGATTAAGTGCCATTCGTTTAAGACTCTTGCACCCAAGCCTCTCCACTTGCGCACAGTTGGGTATGGCAAAGAATCATCCTGAAAATGATAATCACGAGAATGACCTAAAGACATTAGTTGGTAGCGGATCGAGCCTTGCAAAACTGGAACGCCATTGATGTCTTTGTATATCATCAAATCGAACCAATCATCTTTGCTCTTAAAAAAACCTTGGCTCAGCAAGTTGCTCAGATTTAGTTGATTAAAAGAATTGATGTTGCCGGGAAGTCTATAGGGAGTTCCTGCAACGAGGTCATGGTCTAAATCCTCTAGTTCCACAACCTCACAAGTTTGGCAACACTGACATCCCGGTGATCTTCTGATGGCCATTAGGCACAATCCTCTGCGTCCACGATCCAAATGCCATTAACGTACTTGCAGGTAACAAAGACGCCAGCAGCAACAGCAGTAGCAAATGGGTTGTAAACAGTAATTTTTTGGTTGGGGCTTACATAGATTTGTCCATCGTTAGCAATAAAGCACAACTTGACATCGCTTTTCTTGCCAGCAAAGTCGCCTGCTCTCGCTGGAATAGCAGTTACCGTTTGCGCCAAGCAGTTTTCGTAACCGTATGGTGCATTTCTCTGAAGGAGATCGTTGTCTTTCCATATCTTGTGCGACTGCATGACAATCCCTAGAACGGTTGCATGAAGGTAGTAAAGTTTTTTGAACGATACCTTTCATGGGTTTTATAAAGTGGTCTGCCTGTACCACCATTGTATATGTTCCCGTTAGAGTCAATGTTCCCAACTCTTCGTACACTGGTTCCTTGCCAAGTAAATGGAACTACCTCTCCATTATTATCGACATACTTGCTGGCTATCATCGGAATTGCTTGTTTCCAGCCGATGTCTTGCCTAGTGCCAGTTGAATTGTAATATCCATAGTTGCCTAGCACCGCTTCATAGGTAACTTTCGCCCAGACTGCTTTTCCGAACATCGTTTTTACTTCGACTTCCGATGCTGCCTTGCAAACGATCCTCCATTTTCCGGCTCCGTGACCCTGCCAAACTGAATCATTAACAACAAACGATCTGTCCATCATGTCGCTATATGACAGATAAAGCTCATACTGCTGTATGGACAGAGTCAAAAACGGATTCTGTGTCACTACGGGAACTGGGTATTCTTCACCCACCTCTTCAAATTGCCAGCACTGTTCTTTCGATGTCCCAAAATCGGCATAGATAACCTCATCTCTACCCTGCACTGATGCTGTGACCTGAACAGGCAGGTCAGTTGGTGCTGAAACATACTTCGCCATGATCGCACAATCTTCTGTGTCACCTGCTTGAGTTGCATAGTTGCATGTGACATCGAACATATAGGGATTGTCCGACCTACGCTTAATGTCTTTGCTTGTGCAAATAGCGTAAGGATGAATGACTCCAGAGGCAGAGTCGAAAAAGGCAGTCCTGTTGACCTGTGGGAACTCGCTGTTGCAAGCAATCGCAGCAGGAGAAATATCTTCTGCCGGACCATCATAAGGATCTCCACGTTTGTTCTTGACCGCCTTAACGAGAAAGGTCTGCGTGAAGTTCTGCACAGTTTTTCTAGCACCGTCTGATCCCTGCGAACCGTTAGAACGGTAAGAATCCGAAGCTGTTTTGCATACTGTAATATTGACGGTCATTATCGTTCTCAGTTAGCTACAAAGACCAAAGTTGCATCAACATCGCCACTAACAGCAGTCAGCGTAACTAGATGATCTGTTGCGTCCGTAACCGCTTCACCAGCAGAACCGTAAGACACAAGAAATACACCTCCTGCTGGAAGATCAATGCTCGTGCTTCCGCCGGTCAGACCAGTCCAACTATTAGTAACTGTTTGATCGATGCGAAGCGTCCCAGCGGAATCATCTGCATTAGAGATCATTATCGAATTGACTGAGCTATTTGCGTGTGACTCACCTAGATTGTCGTCACCGACACCCAACCCACCTCCGAGATCAAGTGACCCTAAGTCGTACAGGTCCACAGTCAGAGAGTTTCCTGATGTGATCGCTTCGTCAGCTAGCAATAGAACTTTATTAGGAACAATAACATCGCTTGAGTTTTTGTTGCTATTGGTAAAAGACTCGTTGATGTTGATCCCTGCACCAGCAGCGTTTGCTGCCGTGACTGCTGCCGAAACAGTAAAGTCGCATTTAGTAATTGTTGCCATTTTTTAGACCTTAGATGAATTGATTCTGCTTCTCGTTCAAGTCTTGTATTTTACCATCGATGCTACGCAAGAGCCTCTGAGTTTCTAAGTCAGCTTGTTTTTTCTCGTTTGCTATAGCCTCACGCTGCCTCTCTGCTTTTGCGTTCGCTCTTTCCACGGCTCTAGCAGTTTCGCCTTTTTGTCGCTGCTGTCTTAGGAACTCGAACTCGCCAGTCGATCCTGCTTGAAATCCAGAGACAGATGGAGCCTGTGCGAGTTGCATTTCTTCTTGCAGTTGCTTCGCAATATCTTTTTCTCTTTGTCTAAGAGCTTCAACTGCCTCACGCTGATCCTCTTGTATCAGTTGCTTTCTCAAGGTCTGAAACTCTATTTCGTCTTTATTCTTCTGCGCTGCTAAACGATCTTCTTCTCTTTTTCTAGCATCGGCTTCTGCTCCCATCTGCTCCATTAGGTTTGGACCTTCAATTTCTTCTGGAGCAAACATCCCAAAATCTTTTTCGAATGACTTTTTGATGCTATCGGTTTGCAGTTTTCCTATTACCTCTTTGTATTTTTTGGCAACATCTTCGTCTGATATGTCTGTTGCCAGCATATCTTCAAACTTCTTTATAGTCTCTTTGTCTTTTTCTGCTAGCTTCTTCCTGATTTTGCGTTCTTCTTCTAATGTCTCTTCGTAGGCTTTTCTGCCCTCCTCAGCGTTAGCCTCCATGACAGCAATGCTTGCATCGTACTTTCGAGCCGCTTCTGCGTAACTCATTTGAAAGTTGCTGCGTCTGACCATGTTTTCAATAACGCCCTCACGTTGCTTTCTCGCATCACCAGTCCGTAATGCAGCCGAACCTGCCTTGCCTAGCAAATAAGCATCGTCCCTGCCTTCCGCCGCCTGTCTAGTTTCATACTGACCTGCCCCGCTTCCCGGTTTAGGTTCACTTGGCAGCCCTCCCCAATACTCTGCCGCCTCTTTCAGGTACTCAGCCGCAGAAATCATTCTGTCAATAAGGAATGATGCTGGACCTTTTTCGGACTCCCCAAGTGCAACTAGAAACTCTTCCCATGAAGCAGCAAGGATCGTAATCTTTCCGTTGATAGTTTCGGCTTGCTTCTCAAGATATCCCGCAAACATACCTCCTTCGCTTGTAATGTTGACCAATGCTTGATTTAAGTGTTCTGCCGATATTTCACCTTTGCTCATTGCGTCAGCAAAGTCCTCCATAGAAATGCCAGCAGCATCGGCAACCGCCTGCAAAGACATACCAGCGTTAATCAACTGATTTTTCTCTTGCCCCATCAACTTGCCTTGAGCGTTGACCTGCGCAAAAGCAATCGTCAAAGCCCTGAACTTCTCGGAGTTTCCACCAGCTACAGTGCCTAGCCTTTTGAGACGATCCGTCAAGCCTTCTGTAGTCAGACCATAGGAAGCCCATGTCTTAGCGTTCTCAATTAACTGACTATTAGTTAGGATGGTTGTCTTAGCCAATGCTCTGAACTGTGTAGTTAATTGTTCAGCAATAGGTTCACCAAAAAGAGACTTCATCCCCTCAATTTGTGACTCAAGCTTCGCAAATGCACTAAAAGCTTCTTTTGCGACAGCCGCGCCAGCAAAACCGGCTCCTAGCACCAAAGCTTGTGGACCCATGCCAGCCGCACCGCCTAAAAATCTAGCAGCACCAGCAGCACGACCTCCCATACCTAGACCGCTTACACCTGACGCTGCCATGCCAGCCATTCTTGCACGATTGGCTCTGTTTCTAGCTAGCAACTTCTCTTGTCTGTCTAATCCAAGAACAGCCCTTCTTTCTTTTTCTAATCTTTCAGTACGCTTTAGTTCTTTGTAGGCGAGGCTTGTTTTTTGCTGCTCATACTCTTTAGTTGATATAGCACCTTTTCTGTATGCCTGCCCTAAAAGTTCTACCTGTAATTCCTGCTGCTTTACACTGTTCCTAGCTTTGTTAATGCTTTTTTCTATTTGTTTCGCAGCATACGCAAAATCATCAGAGGTCTTGACACCACCTGTTAGCTTCATATCGAAGCTGATACCGTAACCAACTAGCTTTGTCGTCTTTGCCATAACTCTCGCCTAACCGATACGGTATTTTCGCTTGTACTTTTTTGGATTAGCTAAAACCTGCTTCATTGTCGATGAAACCACACTAGGAACCTGTCTCCTTAGTATCTTTTTGCTCGCATCAATGTAGTTTTTCCCTGCAATCGAGTTGCCGGAATTTTTGCCCCAATGGTGATGGTTGTCCCATCCGTCATTTCTAAAGCGTGCCTTGTAAGCAGCAGTCGTCAGACCTGCAAAAACGATGTCTTTATTGAGGTCTTTGCTTCTCCACACTTTGTAATAAGTGTCAAGCATCGATCCATATCGGTTTGCTGCTGCTTGCTCCTTTAGCGATCTTTTCTTGTGTGTGCCTGTTGCCTTTGCTCTGCGAATACCTTTGGCAACCATTTGTTGATGTATCGTGCTTGCAGAAATTTGACCAACTTTATTCCCGACTTCTTTGTGGACTGCTCTTTGTATGTCAGCCTCAACTCCTTTAAGGGCTTTCTTGAACAGGTCGCTCAAGTCGATGCCCATTCTCATTTTTGCCATTTTTTCGCCATTGCTTCGAGTTGTGATTTTGCGTTGTCAGGATCACCAGTCGAAGTGTTTCCTGAGTCTCTTTCCGCGATTTCAAAGGCTATCCATTGATCTAACAGGGTGGGACTTACGGTGTTCATCCAATGTATAGGGTCATCTATCTTTAACTTCTGGCAAACAATAAACGCCCATCTCAGTCGATGATTGATCTTGAAGTGACTAATCAGCTTCTCAACTCGCCCTACTCTTTTTTTTCATCTTCAGCATTAAAGTCGAAGATGGCATGTACCAATGTATCTAGCTTTGCGCCATCGAGTTCTAGGATTTCTTTTATGTCAGCAGGCTCGAACATAGGGTCGCCTTTTTCATCGCAAATTTGATCGATAATCATATTTGCTCGACGTTTTTCTTGAGTCGATTTGTCCGGCTTGCCCTTTTCGTTCACGATCTCCGACATCCTTCTTGAACGCATAAGCTCTGTTAAAGGCTTTATGTAGACCGTCCCAAACCCTTCAATCTCGTGCTTCTGCGCCTTTGGCTTTAACGCGAAAAGCTTATCTCTAGTCAAAGATGTCATACTCAATTTCTCCCTGATCTTCTTCTTCACTATTTTTTTCTTCATGCTCCCAAACACCAATGAGTTCATTGACTTTTGGGTCGTCATGCAGAATGTCGTTTACCTCTTCCGCGACGAGCCGAATGTCATCTTCGTTGAGTTTAACGATGAGGTTTATCGGGCTTGCAAAGCTAGAGTCTTTGAAGGCAATATGGTTGCCATCCAGTTTAACTTTGTACCGATTAAGATCGATCTCCTTGCCGGAAAACAATCCAATCCCAACTTCTTTCTCTAATTCGACTCGTCGCACGCTGCACCTTCATTATGAGAAAGTTGGCTCTGTCAGGCCATCAAAGCAACAAGTGATGGTGTACTCAACCAAAGATGTGCCATTTAGCTCAGAGCTACTGATGTCAGTGATAAAACCACTTCCAGTCAAACTCGGACCAGCAGCAGGAGTCGCTTCTGCTGAGTTGCCGAAGTTTACAGTAATGGTTCCGATGTCACCGACTGACCCAATAGGCATAGCACCTTCCGCAGCAATTGTCGCAGTGACTTCACCAGCGTCAGTGAAAGCAGATGGGACGTAGGTTTTGAAATCGCCGGTGTCATCTAAACAAGTGGTTTCGATTTTGTCTCTTGAGAAACCAGAAATACTAATGCTTCTAGCACATGCACCTGATACACCGGGTGCTGAGAATGTTGCACCTTTGCCAGTATAATATGCCATGATTTTTTCCTTTTACCTTTTGGTGTACGAAACTTCAAAACTTTGAACAGTCCGGAACTGCCAATTATCAGTTCCATCTTGAGGAATATCAACCAAATGTATTTGGCCTGTCTGCCTCGACACTCCGTTGATGTAAATATTGTCGCCTGCTATCTGACCATGATACGAGTTCAGTGCGTTTTCTATCGCTTCAGATAGATCATTGGACTCTTCTCTCGTATCGCCATAAGCCTCAAACCTTACCGTAGAAATGGATATAGGCATAAACTCAACGAGACAATCAAATGCCTCTTCGTATGTCGCAAACAATATCGCAGCAGGCATCTCTGTGCTTTCAGGGATAAAGTCAGCATAGACTCTGCCATTGCAAAGCTTTTTTACCTTCTGGTTGTTTTTGACAACAGAGATAAGTGTAGGAAGTACATTAGGCATTAGAACTCCCCTCTGAGTTCAATCCGTCTTTCCATCTGCAAACCATCGGTATCGATGATTGCTGAGATGCCGTAATTCTTTCCGTCGATCACACAGCGGTCTTTTGTTGTCAGTTCGCCAGTTCCGTAGAACTCTCCATAGGCAACATGAGTTGTCTTTTCGTGGGTCATCCGTCCCCTGACAATCTCGCCACCGACTGTTGTGATTAGCTCGCATGGCCAAGCCTGCGTAACGACATCCCAATCTGCGTCTGTCTTATAGGTCGGTTGGCCATAGCTATCAGTGTTACCGTCATGCCGTGTGAAGGTAGCAGTCCACCTCCGCATCCCGATTCGTTTTCTAATGCTCATGGGTAGCTACTCCTCATCAGCGTAGAAACGAGACGCTCATAGGCGACTTCCTGAGAATGTAATGCGCTGCCTTCCTGTGCAGGATCAAAGAACCACTTTCCTACGCACAGCAGGATAGCTGTTTTCATTGTCCTCGGCGCACAAGACGCATCAGTGCCGTAACCTGCACTGAATGTAACTTTTACTGCGTTAGGATTATTAGGCTCAACGGTTGGCCAATCCTCGCCCGGATCTACAAAGAGTGATCCCCTGCCAGCATCGAAGATGTAACCACTCGATGCCATGGTGTTCTCGACACCATCTTCGTCAAAGTATTTGACGGACTGTATGTTTGTGATTGCTTTCTTATAAAGCTTGACCTCACCTTTAAGTGGGTCATTCTCGTTCCAATCAAACTGTGTCTGCTCGTAAGTAGCAGTCATGATCTGACGGTCGAGGTCTTGTTCAAGACGCTCAGTCGCAGCCTCAATAAGAAGCTGCAACTGGTCATCGTGTGTTGTATCACTCGGACTTAGACGCAGGTGGCTTTTTGCTTGAGCTACGCTTACGACTAGGCTTGACGGGCTTGTCGTTCGGTTTATCGTCCAGTTTGCGGTCATCTTTAACCTTCTCAAGTACACCAAACGCCCAAAGTGTTTTCAACACTCCTTCTTTTATCGCAGACTCATCCACGATGCTGCCCGCAGGGAATCCCATACGGGCAGTTTTGAATTTAACCTTAGCCATTATCAAGTAATGGTGATCTTGCTAAGGACTTCTGGGTTAGCAACTTTAATGTCGATTCGGCTGGTGCATTGAATACCGACCTGATCGTTAGCAGCAAACAGTTCGTTAAGAACTTTGAAGTTTACAGCACGACGATCACCGAAGTAGCAACCAAGTCGCAAGTCACCGAACACTGCAACCAGTTCACCGGAAGCAGGGGCCGATGGCAGGATGTTGGTAAGAACTACTGGGTAGCCCATCAACAATGGACGCTGACCACCTTCAAGGTCTGCGATGGTGTTACCACCGGCAGCGTTGACCAAATCACGGATCTGGCCGTGATAGACCGTTGGCGAGATAAAGAAGGCGTTTTGTGCGCCACGAACAGGGTTGCCAATGCCTACTGCACAAGCACTGATGTCAGTGAGAGCTAAAGCGCCCAAGGAAGCAACATTGGTGTCATCAACACTTGCGTCACCAGCAATACCGTTGGCGTTAATTGCAGATGCAACACCGTTGAACAGGTTGTCATCTTCAGCAGTTGCCAAGGACAAAGCCAAGCTCTGCGTGATGGTATCGACCATTGAAATCACAGCATCTTCGCTGATCTCAGTAGACATCTTTACCAAGGAAGCCATTTTCTTTGCACTCAAAGAAACGCTCGCGAAAGTCACATCTGATTCTGAGATTGCTGCTGCCTCATCCGGGTACGAAATCGATGCTTGTGCAGTAACCTTTGGTACTGACCAGTTGTCGCTGCTCATGACAATTCGCTGACAGTATTGACGAGCAACTCCGTACTCTTCAACGAGATTGATAAGCTGATTAGACAAAACGGTTGGAACGGCAAAACCGCCCTTGTTGTCAGTTCCGCCAGACTGTGCTGCCATGAACTCTTTTGCTTTGTGGTCTCCACCGAGAGCGGCAAGGTACATGCCTGCGGTGTAAGCATCTTCGCTCGATGCGAAAATCTTTGACTTCTGGGACTTCGCGGTTGCTGGAATCACTTCTTTGACTTCCTTTAGTGCGGGTTGCGTTGCTTCAAAAACTGCTGGCTGTACCGCTGCCTGAGCTTCTGACTCACGCTTCGCTATAATCTCAGCCTTGATCTTTTCTAGTTCGACAGCTTGATCGAACTCTTTCTCAAGCACATCAGCTTTCGCTTGTAGCTCTTGAAGTTCCTCAATCGAAGCTGATTCTGATTTTGCCAAAGCCTCTAGTTCAAGCGAAACTTCGCTCAACTCAGCTTTGATGTCGTTTTGATTTCGCCTGACCATTGGTTTCCTTTTCGTTTGGGTCATTGCTTTACAATGAGTAGTAGAGGTTATCAATACTCAAAAAATGTGTCAAACTTTGCACTAAATCGTAGTCCTGAGCTTGATCCTTCTAGCAGTCTCTCTCGCTAGGATCTGCACGTTAGGCGAGATGACCGATGCCTTCGGCTCCTCATCCTTATACTTTTTCTTCATGTCAACGATTTCATCGACGAGACCGATTTCTAACGCTTTTTCTGCGTCAAACCAAGTCTCCTTGTCCATCATCGCAAGCCAGTCCTCGGACTCACCGCCTGCTTTTGCGACATAGGTTTCTGCGATGTCTTTGTCCATCATTTCCATAATATCCGCCATGCCTCGGAAGTCTTTGGCGTTACCCATCGCAACCGTCCAAGCTCGGTGAATCATATATTTACCGTTGCTGTTCATGACGACTCGATCCGCAGCACAAGCCACAACTGTAGCAATCGACGCACAAAGCGTATCGATGTGTACTGTCACATCTCCGTCATAGCTCAGGATTGCATTATGAATCGCAAGACCATCAGTGACAGACCCACCGGGTGAATCCAGGTGGATAGTGATATCACCCTCGTGCTGATTAAGTGCATCGATAAAATCATCTGCGGAGATATGGCCATCGAAATCACCGATGCCGCCACGCATGGTGATCGTCTTTTCTTCAGGGGAGGTCTCAAACTTCATTGTTAAAATCTCTTTCTTAGGGTTAGTTATTCTTTGTCAGCAGCGTCGATCTGCTTAACTAGCTTGTTAGACCATGACTCGCCCGGCGATCCGCCCCAAAGTAGGTTCGCGATTTTTCCAGCACTAGGGTATCCTTTCTCGCCGGGGTTGTATCCTTCTGCCTGCTTGTCAACTTCGTGCCTAGCAAAAAACGATTTCATTCGTTTTGCTGTTCTTGGGCTAATTTGCTTCCCATTCTTAAGGTCTCTAGCACGAGCAACACCAACGGCAGTGCCACCTCTACCATGTTCTTCACGCAACTCTAAGCCTCTCGCGGCAGCCTTGCGAACTCCTTCAGGTGGGGTAAAGTCGATGTGATCATACTTACCGTTCATAAAGTTCTCTTCGAGCTTTGCCTCGATCTCTGTGCCGTCATCCGGCTCAGGAACGGTTTCGTATTCTTCGATCTCCTCTACTGGCTCGGATGGCTGTTGAACCTGCATGTTTGCATGAGGGTTGTAATCGTCGGTCAGTTCATCGACGGGCTTCATGCCATGTAGCTCTCTCACTTCGTTTCCTGAGATCATCATCTGCTGACGCAGATTACTTGTGTACTGTGCCAAGCTAATCTTGTCATGCTTGTAGAGCGATGAAGTATCCATTTTGTAGCAGTAGCTACCTGCTGCCTTTTGGCGACCACTAAGTAGCTTCTTGTCACACTCATCTTGGATCTTGTTGATCCATCTACCTAAGCAGTTAGTAATGTATGCAGCATTACGCTCCGTCACACTCTTGTAAGTGGACCCAGTGTTATCACCGAAGATCGACTCAAGGAGGAAGATCATTGCGGCAGATTCACGCTGGAACTGACGCTGCTGGACATATCCTCCAGTGTTGCCATCGTTAGGTAGCACCTGAGCTTTCATGCCTTCTCGAATCATTCCGGTCTTACCAGACTTGTCGAGTCCTTCATGTGCTTCGTTGAACTGAGACAGAAACTCGCTAGCTTCTTTAGCGGTACGAAAAGCACCTCGTGGAGCTTCGAGCAGTAGGCCGGGACGACCTGCATTTCGGAACGTAGAGCCTGATGCTTCACGACCGGCAATCGACAAACCAAAGGTATCCTTAAGGATTTCGATTGGGTTCTCGCCCCACCATCCGTTTCTCGAAAGACCGATGAGATAGAGGATGTCCCGATCAGGGATCTTATACATCGTCGATTCTTGGTTCTCTTTCCTTTCCAAGGAAGAGACGGCGGACGCACTGTCAATCGAGACAGTGTGCCACCGTTCACCGTCAGCCACGACAGTAGTACAGTTCTCAGCCTGCAAGGGATACAATCCAATCGGTTGACCGTTAGCGGCTCTCTCGATGTATAGGCGACCGTTGCCATAAAGCAGACCATCGACAACCCACTTCTCCATGATTGTCGAGTGCGTAAAAAACTCACTTGGTTCTGCTAGGATTCTTGCCCCGGCATCGTTGTAGACCCGCTCAGTGTAGTTGCGGTCGTCACCTTCGTACTTGTGACAATCGATAGGCATCTGAGCTAGATGACCTGAGATTTTACTGACCGCCATCCACACTTCAGGGATGCCAAGTACAGAGTTGATCGAGACGTTTATACCGCTTGATGACTTGCCGCTCAGTCCGAGGGACTGCAATAGCCATGCAGCGGGATTTGCAGCAGTGCTTGTCTGCTGATTGAACAGGGTTCCAACTAGACTTTTGAACATATTATTACTCAGTAGGTAAAGTAGCCTTCGCTACGACTTGGCATCGCTACTGCTCTCGCAAAAGCCATCGTCATCGCAACTACGGGGTCAATTTTCTTTCCGGGTTCACACTCGTTTTTTGCGTACATCATTCGATCTTGACGATCTGTCACGATGATTGCGTTACCGACTGCCCATCTGAGCAGTTTGTTTCCGTCATGCTTCAAGCGACCATCACTGATTGCCGCCCTAATCTCCCCTATTGGCTCATTAAAGTGCCTAGTTGTCTGCGCCATCGTAACAGCTTCTATGCCTTCTTGCGAAATTCTTTCGCCTGCCTGCTGTGCGTTGTAAGGGTCGAAGGCTACCTGATAGCACCCGGTCTCCCTGCAATACTTGACGCAATCACGCTCAAGTTCGCTTAGCGGAAACCGAGATCGTATCAAAAGTCCATCCTCTATAAAGTCGCAGAAGGGCTTGACCGAGATGTCCCTGACGCTATCCATCGCTAGGTAAGAGTAGGACTTAACTTCATATCTATAGATAACTTTTTGATTGCCGTCTGCATCCTCAACGAAGTCCTCTGTAGGGAATCTGGCTGCCAAACATAGGCTGGCGAGGTCGTCTCTCGCTCCGAGGTCAATCGCCGCTCCTATGGCGTCTGCATCCTGCCAGTCAGAAAGCTCACCCTCGCACTTGTCCCATTGGTCGAGGTCAAAAGCAGTATCTAGGTTGCTGACCAGTCGGTTGCCGTGATATCTCGTGAACCGATTGAGTGCCAAGCTATCTGCTGCTGCGGGTTTAGCCTGATCTTCGAGGAACTCTTTGGTTAGCGTTACACCCAAGCATGGGTTTGCTTTAATCCAATTATCAGGATCGAGAGGATCGTCATCTTCGTCGAGTTCATAGCTCAAAGTAAAGTATGACTCATCATCGTACTCTCCGGTGACAACACCTGTGGCGTAGTTCCATTCCGACTTCCATAGCTCAGAGGATGTAGAGCCTGCTGTGGTGGTCACGAGAAAGATGCTTTGTGTTCTAGCACCTGACCCTGTTTTCATCGTGTCGAGAAACTCTTTCTGGTTCCCGGCTGAGCGGAAACTGTGCATTTCGTCGATGTTACATACATGCGGACTTAGCCCATCAAAAGCCTTATCTGATCCTACAGTGATGATGTGGCCGCTGTTGTGCTGAAAGGTAAGCTGACGATTTTTGAAACTGCTCATTTCTGTCAGGACTTCGCTTTGCCCCCTCATCCTGACACACTCGGCCATCGTTACGCGGTCTGCCTGTTCTTTTTTAGATGCAGCTAAGACAACCTGAGCTACGTTCTCAAATCCTTTGCTAACTGGGTTGTAGTCGAACCCTGCACAGTAGAGACACATGGCAGCAGCGAGTGTCGATTTACCATTTTTCCTTGCAACAGAAATGTATGCCTTACGGTATCTGCGGCAGTCATTGTCGTTTGATTTCCATCCGAAGATAGAAGCGACTGCAAAGACCTGCCAAGGCTGTAGTACAAAAGGCTTGCCAACATCCTTGCCGATACTGTGCTTAATGCAGGTAGGATAGAAGTTGCAAACATTCCTCGCATGTTCTTCGTCGAAGTAGTACGGGAAATCTTCGTCGCGTTGCCTTGCTAAGTCTTTACGGTGACGCTTGCAGGCAGCAATGATTGACTTGCAGGCAACGATCTCGCCTGCGATAACGCTCGAAACGTATTCTTCCATCATTTCGATGGGATCTTGCCACTCATCCATTGCCAAGCTTCTTTATCAGTTTGCCAACGGCATTGTTTTCTTTTTTTGATCTGTTTTCCGGCGGAGCTAGCTTCGCTCTCGCAGCGGGTGTCAGACCTAGCTCATTGAGTAGCTTGAGGTGCAGAGACATGAACTTACTCCAGTTCTGCGCAGCACCGGTCG